ATCAGGGCGCCCCGGCGGCCGCCTTGGGCCACCTCACGGGTCGTGTTGGAGTAACGCTCCATGAAGATGCCGACGCCGTCCGAGGTCCGAGCAGCGTTGCGGACTGTCAGGTCCCGAGGCCTGATGTTGCTGAGGTCGAGCCCCACACCGCCGCGGCGCTTCTGGATCTGCAGGACCTCCTCGTCAGCCCGAGCGATCGACCCATAGCTGTCAGCGGGCGCCCGGATGACGAAGCAGTTCGACAACGACTGGACCTGGCTCGGGTTGCCGACGGCGGACATCGGGCTGCCTTGGGGCACGATCCGCTTGAAGCGATCGAAGAGGCCAAAGACCTCCTCCTCAGTCATGGCGTTCGGGTACTTCTTCTCGATCCGAGCGAACTCCCGAGCCAGGCGACGGTGCATGTCGGCAGGCGTCCTCTCGAGGAGCTGATCGGTTGTGTCGCGCAGCGCGTACTTTGAAACGAAAACGTTGGCCGCGAGCTCGTCGCCGCCGAAGTACTCGAGGGAAGCCTGTTGGGCCTCCTCATAGGTGTGCGTCGTCAATTTTCCCTCTTCCAGCCCAGAGCAGCCCATAACTAGCTCAGTCACTGGCCGCTTTCGGGGGTCTTGTTGAACATCGGCTCGTTCTTGATCTCCTCGAGCTTGCGCCGAAGGATCTTCTTCATCTCGTTCTCGTCCTCCCCCACGGCCTCCTTGAAGCCCATCTCCTTGCCTGAGACGACGAACTTGCTGCGGGCCGTGTCGATCTGGACAGGGTAACAGAGGCCGTCACGGCCCGCTCGGTTCTTGGCCACGTAGAGGCGACCGAAACCGCTCGACTTCTCATGTGACCGCCTCGACAGGCCCAGGACAACGTCAGCGACCATGGCCTTGCCATAGGCCTCGCTCATGTTGTTGAGGTCCACGATATCGTTGTTGGCGCCTTCTTTGTTCGATTGGCTGGCTGTCCACACTGGGATCTTTTTCTCGTCAGCGTACCCCCGAAGCTCTTCGTAGATCAACTTCAATTCATGACGCAAGCTGTCATACTGGCGGGTCGACCGCATGATGTCAGCGTAGTCGATGACCAGCAACCCAGGCCGAAAGCCCCGGACATCCAGCCTCTCCATGTGTGATCGCAAGGTGTAGATGGTCGCAGTGTTGGGCGGGAACGCTTTGATGATCAACCTGCCCATCTTGGTTCGCTTATAGGCCTCGAGAACCTTGTCCTTGTTGTCGATGACCTGGTTGCTGTCGATGTCACACAGGTTGCTGTCGTACCTCAGGCCCGTCGCCGCCTCTGACAGCTCGAAGGTGTAGTGGAGGACATCGACGCCGGCGCGCATCGCATTGGCACCCAACATGGTGAGAAAGTGGCTCTTGCCGACCCCCGTAGGAGCAGTGATGACGCCGATCTCTCCGGCTCCCAGCCCACCGTTCAAGATCTCCTTCTTGTCGAGCTCATCGAGGCCAGTGGCCACAGCGTTTCGCTGGAGGCGGGTGAAGCGAGCCTCGTGGTCCTGGAAGAAGTCATGGCCCATCGACGGGGTGGTCCCAACGCAGACCGCCTTCTTGATGCCCTCGACGATCTGCTCATACTTCTCATTGCCCATCAGGTCGACAGCCTCAGTGAGGGCGGCCTTCAAGGCCTGCTTCCTGCAGAAGTCGAGCGACTTGTCCTTGACGTACTGAAGGTCACCGTTGTCCGGGTTTGACCTCATCCGTTGGAGGTAGTCGATGATCTGGTCGCGGATGATGGCATCGGTCCCGGTCTTCAGCTCGTCACGGATGATGGTGACCAACAGCTGCATGGACGGAAAGACCTTGTACTTGCGAGCATGGGCAAAGTAGCGATCGGACAGGAACCTGAGGTAGTTGAGCTCCAGGTAGTCATCCTGGAAGACCTCCAACATCTGCTCGGCGAACTGCTTGTCAGTCAAAAGCGCCTGGAGGATCTTTTCCTGGAAGCTCTTGCCGTACTGGCCGAATGTGGGCCTCGATGCCTGTGCGTCACTCATGTGTCTCCGTTCTGTTGTCTGGTGATGCAGGTGAATGCATCGTAGAAGTCAAACACGTCAAAGTCGCCGATCCCCTCCTCGACGAGCCGCTTGATGAGGCCCATCCTATCGGCCCGAGGCGCAAAGTTCTTGATCCGAGCGTCGATCGAGGCCTGTTGGGTGGCTGACAGCATGCTGCCATCTAGATGGACCAACCGCCAGTTCCGAAACAGGTCGTCCCTTCCATCGACCACGCGCTGGTAGACCTTACTCTCGTCAACGTGAGAGCTAGCGTAGTCAATGACCTCCTGTAGGATCACGTCCTCCTCCAAGCCCAGGAACGGGAACAGCTTTGCAGCCGTCTTGAAGCCCAGGCCTTTGACACCAGGAACGTTGTCGCCCGGGTCACCGCACAGCGCCTTCGCTAGGGCGAAGTGCTTGGCTCGGATCCTGTACTCTTCCATGACCGTCTCCTCGGTCACGTATGCCTTTTTGTGTAGGCTGTAGATCCTTGTGGTGGGTTCCAGCAGCTGGTAGAGGTCCTTGTCGGAGGAGGCGATGACCTTGTCCCGTCCTCGCATCGGTCCGCGGGATAGGTAGGCGACCACGTCATCTCCCTCACAGTCAGCCTCATGGAGCTGGCAGACGGGGACGTGCTTCAGCATGCCCAGCAAGGCGATCAGCTGGTGTTTCTTGTTCTCTTCGCTGTCGGGGATATCGTCCTCGTAGAACCTGTTCAGCTTGGCCGGCCGGCGCCCAAGCTTGTACTCAGAGAATAGCTTCCGGCGGCGGGCTGAGCCGCCGCTCTCCCAGGCCACGTAGACAGCCGAGGGTTGGTTCTCAAAGACCAGCCTGCGTAGGGTCTTCAGGAAGCCGATGCAGCCTCCCATCTGGTAGCCATGGGACGACATCGACGGATACGCGACGTAGGATCGAACGAAGGCGTTCATCCCATCAATGATCAGGACAGGACGGTCCGATGGGATCGACATGGGGGCCACTGTAACATCCCCCAGAGGGGAGTTCAGGCGACCCTTGGTCCGCTCTCTCGAGGCGGTAGAAGCCGGGCGATCTCAGTCACCAGCTCAGCTGCAGGCTTCTCAAGATCAGCCTCATCGAACACAAACTTCCAGCACGGAGCGACGGTCACCAGGTTCAGTTGCAGCTTACCCTTGTGAAGGACGAGCGAGTGATGGTGACGGGCCAGCGGAGGAAAACGCTTCGTCACCATCTCGAGGAACTGTTGAGCGTTCTTCATCATCTTGGCACCAGGGCGATGTTTCCGAACATCACCTGTTCAGCTATGTCTCCCACGTCCATGGTGACCACCACCCTGACGTCGGTCTCTCCGAGGACGGACATCCTGTGAAGCTTGAAAGAGGCGAAGTCAGCGACCAGCTCAGTCGTCTTCTTCTGGCGCCTGTGGGCGGGGACACTTAGGTCTTCTTCTGTCATCTCCATGCATGGTAGCCAGCGAACCGACTGCTGGAACAGTTCCAACACCTTGTCACCGGCGTAGGCCTCGGTTGACACCAGGTGTGCCTTCATCCCGTGCTTCAGGACGCACTGGGTGACCAGCTGCTGCCTGCACTGCAGCACTGCGTTCACCAGCCCCTCGACCTCTGGATCGATCACCCACTCTAGCTTAGCGTCCATCTTTCCTCCACTGCTCGACCTGGTCCTTCAGATCGATCACCGTCTTGTTGGGAACGTGTTCCGTGGGTGCAGAGTGGTCGCCCCTGAGCATGTTGGGGATCGTCCCATTCCAGTCACCGGTGTTCGCAAGGTTGAACGGCTCCATACCCCTTCCATAAGGGTAGCCGATCACGTCGCACATCAACCACAGCAGGTTCGAGCGCTCGTACTCGCTCAGCGTGATGTGCCAGGCATAGGGCTTGCCGTTCTGGTCCAGCGAGACACGTGGAGCGTTCCACGTCGTCCAGTGATCGTACAGGGGCGTCCCAGCAAGCTTTGCTTCTAGGTGAGCCACCTGGTACTTTGCCATGGTGAGCTCGCCTCGAAGCGTGTGAAGCTCCTTGCGAAGGCTGTCCAGCGTCTCTTGCTCACTCACGCTCAGTCCTCGAGGATCACGACCTGACCCACCAGCACCTTGCTCTTAGCGCCGTCCTTGTAGACGAACTCCATGGCAGGATTGAAGCGTCGGGCGCGCTTGTCAGTGATGACCTGGAAACCAGACAGCGTCCCCGTCCAGGCGTCGTTCTCTGAAGGACGGTACAACACCGACGCCTGGATCATGCGCATGGTGTCAGGGTCCGCACGCACGATGATCTCTTCAGCGTCCTTCTTTGCCAGCTTGTGCAGGTGGTTACGAAGATCGATCAGCGTTTCGATCAACGTCTCGTACCACTCCGCGATGGAACCCGTGAACTGAGGACCTATGCTTAGCTCGACCCCGTTGAGGCTGAGGTTTATTCCTTTGCCCGTCAGTTTGTTGACGAACTTGCCCGGTATGCGGTTCCAGTGAAACGTGAGGTCTACTTTCTTCATGGTACCTGCCATCATACACCAGTAGAACCCCAACCTCCGCTGCCTCTGTTCGTCTCAGACAGCTCGTCCACCACCTCGAACTCAGCCTGCTTGACGGCGGCAAAGACGAACTGGGCGATCCTCATCCCCTTCTCGATGAAGAAGTCGTGGTCTGACACGTTCAGCAGCAGGACCTTCATCTCACCCCGAAAGTCGCTGTCGATCGTGCCCGGAGAGTTGAGGATGGTGACCCCGTGCCGAGCGGCTAGCCCGGACCGAGGCCTGCACTGGCACTCGTAGCCCTCAGGCACCTCCAGGAATATCCCGGTCCGGACCATGGCAGTCTTACCTGCCTTGATCCAGAGCTCTTCTGCAGAAGACACGTCGCACCCCGCCGACCCAGGCGTCTGGTACTCAGGCGTCGTCACTTCAGCGTTGGACTTCTTGATCCGGACCTTCATTAGGGACCTACGTAGAGGTACTCTACTGTGCAACCTTGTCGCTTCAAACATGGTTGACTCAACCACAGCGTGGACTCCGTCGTCCGACGCAAACGACCAATGTTGGTTTGAAGCTGGTTCTTCAACTGTTCATCCGTCGTAGACTTGGTCACAATGCTGCTCCTGATCACATTGACCAGCTCGAGCGCAGTGAACCACTTCTGAATGGTGTTATTGCGACCTCGCGAAGAAACGTAGTGTTTCTTCACTTCAGCTATGACATCTACACCTCTAGTTGCATGCGGATGTCGATCGCCTCCTCTAGATCTGCTCATTCATCTCCTCCTTCATCTGTTACCGGTGACTCGCCCTCGCCTTCGCCTTCGCCCTCAGGCGCCTTGTCGCCGGTTGTGATGGTGTACGTCGCCTCGATCAGCTTGTCGATGAACGGCTTGTACTGCAGGTCAGCCATGATCTGATCGAACTCGCTCTTGTAGAACTTCTTCTCGATCAGGACCTCGCCCGTCTGCTCATCGGTCACCTGCAGCAGCTTCCAGCCGCTGGTGCCTGAGATGCAGGCCTTCAGCTTGGTCCCGTTGTGCTCGAAAGCGACGCCTTTGGTCGTGTCACAGTACGACCTGACCTCGTCAAAGATGTACTCGTGCTCCACGATCCCCTTGCCGAAGATGATGTCGAACATGCACTTCCGGAAGGGCGCTGCCATCCTGTTCTTCTTGATGGTGGCGATGACATGGATGCCGATGACGTTGCCCTTGGCGTCCTTCACCTGCTGGCCTGAGCTCAGGCGGACCCTGACGCTGGCGTGGAAGGGGACGGCCTTGCCACCCGGGGTGACCTGCGGGTCGCCGTGCATGACGCCGATGGCGTCCCGGAGCTGGTTGAGGCACAGCAAGGTGACGTTGTTCTGGCCAATGACACCGGTGATCTTTCGCATGCCCTTGCTGATGGTGCGGGCCTGCAAGCCGACGGTGTTGTCCTCGTACTCCCCATTCAGCTCGGTCAGGGGCGAGGTGGCTGCGATGCTGTCCCAGACCACCACGACGGGTACGTCCTTCTTCAACGACTTAGCCTTGAGGATGGTGTCCTCGATCGCCTTGAAGACGTGCTCGGTGGCGTGCATGTCCATGTAGACGAAGCCCTTCTTGATGTTGATGCCCATCTGTTGGAGCTTCAGCAGCGGGACCGCGTTCTCAGTGTCGATGTAGATGACGATGCCACCTTGGGCCTGGGCATTCGCCGCGGCGTGGAACGCCAGGTGCGACTTGCCGATGGCGGGTGGCCCAGCGATCTCGATGATGCGTCCCTCAGGATAGCCGCCTCCCGGCGCGTTCCTGATGGCGTAGTTCAGCTGGATCGAACCTGTGTCGAGCCACCGCTTGACGACGATGGGCGCTTCCTGTTCAGCGAGGTTGTAGGCGACCCGGATGCCAAACTCTCTGTTGACATCGCGTATGAGTGCTGCGGTCAGATCGTCGATCTCATCGCCTTTCCCAGTGCTGGGTTGCTGCTCAGTCGCTTCCTTCTTTGCTTTTGCCATCCTTGCACCTCACAGACCAGTGGTCTGGGGCAGGCGACGGGTCACGATCCCGCACCTGCAGCCTCAGCGGCTGCCGCGCTGCTTGCGCTACGCCTGCTACCGTTCTGTCTGCCTTACTCTTCGTCGTCCTTCAGGTCAGCGAAGGCCTCGTCCAGCGTCTGGTGCTTTGCAGGCACCGTAGGCTCGTCATCGAGGTCCGCCTTCCGGGCGACCCGGCGGGGCTTTTCAGACGCTGCTGCAGGAGGCACAGCGGCTTCCTGCTTCCTGGTCTCAGCCTTCACCTCGGCCTTGACCTCCTTCGCCAGCTTCTCCAGCTCGTCCAGAGGCTGCTCACCGCGGCCCGAGCCGTCAGTGGTGGTGTCAGCCGTCTGGTCGCCTGACAACCAGGCGTTGAGGAGCTTCTCGACCTCCTCGGTCGTCTTCTGCGGGTACATGTCGCCGATCTCCGGGACGCTGTCCAGCAGCTTCTTCGCCTTCTCCGCGTCGCTGTAAAGCTTGGACGGTCGGCGCGCGACGTCAACGACGGTGTCCATGACCTCGCGGCCGTTGAACTTCTTGCCAGACGGCTTGATCTCAACCTCAAGGTCAAACCCCTCGAGCGGATCGAGGAAGTCGCCGATGGTCTCGTTGAGGAAGAAGCTCATCAGGCGCTGGTAGATGAACTTGTTGAAGCTCCAGACCTGGATGCCTTTCTCCTCGTGGTTCCGATCGTAGATGGGCAGGTACGCCATCATCTTCGGGTGCAGCTTCTTGGCGATCTGCCGATCGTCAGGGCTGTTGCTGCTGTACAGCTTGCGGATCAGGTCACGGACCGGGTCCGGCTTGCCGAACTGCGACGGTGCCAGGAACCGCGGGTTGTCACCCAGGTAGTAGAACTGCAGCTCCTTGAACGGGACGCCGTCGGGGGTCGACTTCCAGGGTAGCCCCCTGATCAGGTGCTTACCGGGCTCCGGCTTCCACAGTTGGACGGACGAGTTCCGTCGCTGCCCGTTCAGTTCCGCTACTTTGCGTCGAATGGCCTCTAGATCCACTGCCATGATATTTCCTCATTCCTCTTTCCGTATCGGGTGACGCTTGCTTCACCGCACCGTTGCGGCTGACAGAACGTAACCCACTCATCCTCTTAGTTCAAACGACAAGCGCAGATCGGATCAACGTCCGATCTGCGCTCGATCTTCACTTCTTCTTGCCAGCGTTCTTCTTCCGACCAAGCCTGTCTGGGTCCATGCCTAGGGGTGCCGTGTATCCTGCGATCCCACCGCCGCCTACCGCTGCGAACTCATCGACCGCTTCGTCCTCTTCCCGCTCTCCGTCAGATGGCTCTGAGACCAGCTGGTTGGGTACCCGTGCGAGGTGCGCTTCTACCACTGTCCGAATGTACCGCATGAGCAGCGACTTGCTCGAAGGCGTCCCGCTGCTCATGGTCTAAATAGGCGATCGCGCGCTCGTTGAACGCAATTTGGGTCGCCTGATCACCTTGGCGTAGGCTGTCGGGATCCAACCGAAATCCTGGCCCCTCGTCTTCCCGCTCAGGATCATGACATAGAGGTAGTCGCAGGTCACCGCTCGACCCACGTCAGCCAACAACCGGCTGATGACGAAGAGCACGGCACGACTCGGCACAAAGGCGGTCATGACGCTAGCGTCAAAGTCCTCCCAAGGAGGGCCGAAGAGGTGGAACCTGTCGTCAGACCTGTCAACGCTGACCAGGTCGCCAGGAAGCGGTTCCCTCCTCACTTCTCGGGCATCCAGCCCTTCTTGCTCTCCTCACACGTCGCGATGTAGTCTGCGGTCTGGACGCCGAAGACGAGCTGCCCGATCTTCAGGCAGTATTGCTTGTTGGGCTCATAGACGAAGCCGTCGTTGAGCTTGATCGCCAGCCACTCGTCGGCCGACAGCTGGATCCCGTAGTGCTGCATCAGGAAGACGCTGCGATCAGGCGTCGTCATGTAGGCGACCGCGTCGTTGTACGTATATTCCTCACCCAGCTTGTCGACGCGCCAAGCGTCCTTCTGGGGCACGTAGAAGTCCATCTCCGCGCCCTTCCCCGGGAAGCCTACCTTGCCGATGTCATGGAAGAGGGCACCGATGATCATGCTCTGCTTCGGCAGGCCCCATCCGTAGCCGCTGTTGAGGACCAACAGGTTCTTGAGGACCCGAAGCGAGTGGTCGACCAGGCCACCTGGGAAGGCGCTGTGGAAGTCCCGCTTGGCCGAGGCCGGGCACAGCGCCAGGCGCTCGTCGAGCTCATCAAGCATCGCCCTGATCGCCGGGGCACGGGGTCCCGTCTTCTCACACATGCTGCGGAACTGCTTCCAGTTGCTATCGATGACCTCAGGCTCAAGCGACATGCATGCAACCTATGCTTTAGGCACACGCTGTACACAGATCTCTGACCTGGCTAGGGCTTGCTCTATGCAGCTCTCTAACCGCCTCTCAGAAGAGAGGGTGCCTAAGTCTCGTGTGCGAGAGGTCTAGCCATTGTCTCCCGCGGTCCTTCACTCAGGCTACACTTAACGACTGCCGTATTTCGGCAGGTGCAACAGGCGTTGCAGGCTTGGCGAGGGGCACCCTTGGGCCTGCTTCACTGACGTTTTAGACGCCTATTCGTCCTCATTTTCTGAGGATCCGTCAGCTGCTTCGACAGCTGCTCGTCCAGCGGTGTGACCCGCGATCACTTCGATCTTGACTGGAAACTCCCTCTCACCGTAACCCTCGACCCGAAGACCTTTCACCCGCTTGACTGCGTCCAGCTCACCCAACTGTACATCTAAATACAGCCCGTCATGGAGCACGTAAAGGGGAACTGCAGAAGGTGCTTCGACTCTCAAGCGCTCGAGCATATGACTGAAGCCCAACAAGGCAACATCGACGCCTGTGCTTTGGGCGAAGTAGTTGATAAAGATCCGATCAAGAGGCTCATCAATGACGATCTTTCGTCCGTATCGATTGGTGATGCGTCCTGTCGCAATGAACTCGGCCTTCAAGCGCTTCGTCAGGTCCTTGATGCCGAAAGCCTTGTCGACCTGCCTGATGACTGACGCCAGGCCGCTGCCGTTGATGCCATGGGCCGCGTGGCCGCTGCCTCCATACATCATGCTGATCAAGATCCCCTTCACAACGTTGCGTCGTGTCCCAACTTTTCGTGCAAGGGGAGCATACAGGTCATCATCGTTACACGTCACCCCCGTCTCATAGAGGAGGATCCGAGCTTCGAGCGAGGAAAAGTCCACGCTCACCACGCAACCCTTGTCACCGTAGCGGGAGGCGATGACGTCCCGGTGCTCCTTCTTCAGGGTCAGGATCTGGGGCCCAGAGACGACCGTCAGCCTCCCAGTCAGGGTCGCCAGGCGGCTGTACCTGACAGGCGCGGCATAGGACCCATCCATGGGGCAGAACGACTTCACAGCCGGGACGTTGCCTTCTCCCGCCGCCACCAGCTCCCGCCACCTCTGGCCGTTGACAGCCGCTGGTTGGAGAGCCCTTAGGACTGAGTTTCCTGCCTTCCAGGTGCCCTCGAGATAATTCAGGGTCCCAGGATCCATGGCTGCCACCCCGGCTTCGACAAGTCGCTTCGTGAAGGCCCGGTGCTCGGGAGCAGGCATGACCTTCTGCCAGGGGATGGGCCGTCCCAACGACCCGGAAAAGGTCGACATGGCGTTGATGAACCGAGCGGGTGGCTCAGGATCGACCTTGACACGGGCCAGGTGGGCTGCGGTGTCCAGGCACCAGTCGTCCAGGTCCTTGGGTTGTCCTGTTAGCCGCCAGGTCGACCCAGGCAGCGTCTCTGACCACGAGAAGGACCCGTCCTCGACGATGAGGTGCTTGTCAGTGCCCAGGAGGCCGGCGTCGAGGCAGAAACGGGACACATACACATGCTACCCTACGCTGGCTAGCTTCTACTTCACTTGGGCTGCGAGGCGTCCGCTGGGAACTGGGTGACCCATTGTTGAATGTTGGGAGCGCCTTCGAACACCCCATATGCATCGCTGTATCCCATGCTCCAGTTCGTCTCGAACTTGCCAGGACTGAACTGGTGGGTCAGGCCGATGACGATAAACAGGTTGTCAAGGGTGGTCCCCGTCTGGAAATCACAGAAGTACTGCTGGGCCATCGTCGCGAGCGGGTTCCCCAGCGTGGTCAGCTGCAGCTGGGCTGGGATGACCCGGAGCGGGATGCCGCCGTCGCCAGAACCGTTGGCATGGGCCTGGTTCTTCACCGTCATGGTCCTGATCATCTGGACGGTGGACAACAGCGGCTCGACCTTGGACGCCAGGCTAGCATTGGTGACGGTCGTCCCGTTGGAGCCGTAACGGATCGTCGGCACCATCTTTGAGACGAAGTCCTTGATCTTCTGGTTGCTGTTGAAGTCGACGATCTTCAGGTGACCCGTCGCCAGGTCCTCCTGGACCTGGGCGACCTGCGACGGCAAGGAGCTGGCCAGCGTCTTGTTGGTGGTGTTCGAGGCAGCGAAGTCGGTGGCCGGGACTGAGACGAAGCCTCCTGTCCTGTCGTCGGCGCGCAGCAGCTGGGCTGCGGCCTTGTGCGGGCTCAGCTGCTTGTCGTAGATGTGGATCCGCATGATCTTGCGGGTGGCCAGGCCTTTCAGGTCAGAGGCCGTCACTGTGGTCGCGTCCTTGGCTGAGTAGTTCATCAGCTGCAGGATGTCGTTGTCACCCACGTCCGGGACACGCTGGTGGGAGACCTCCACATACATCTCCACGATGGGCTTCTTGAACGTCCCCCACCGCTTCAGGTACTTGCCGAGCTGGGAGTTGTCATCCCCCTCCTTGTCCTTCAGCTGGGCGTCGGGGTTCTTGGGGTCGTAGCCCTCGTAGAAGGCCCGCATCCCGTAGCCGATGGATCGGTTGTCCTGGAACTGGGCGTTGACGACCAGCTGGAGAAAGTCCTCCATCGTGATCCGCTCGCTGCCCATCTTGACGACGTGCTGCCTGTACTGGTCAAGGAACATCAGCATGTCGATCGGGAACTCAGCGATCGAATGGCTGCTGACGGGACCGCACTGCTCGTTGAGGTTGTAGAAGAAGACCTGCAGCTCATCCACCACGTTGGCGCTGATGAGGTTGCGCAAGGCAAAGACGGTGAATAGCTTGCCGAACGATGCCGTCGCCTTCCTCGGCAGCCCAGCGATCTGGGTCTTGGGGAACGCGTTGTACTGGCCGACGACCTGGGCCAGCTCCTGGCCGACAAGGGGCTTGCTGCCTGTGTTTTTCAGCGGGTGCGGGAGGAAAGGGTCCGCGCCTGTCATCACCTCGTCGAACATCGCCTTGATGGTCGCTGTCACCCGGGTGTCAAAGCGCTCCTTGAGGCTGAACTTGGTCTTGTTGTTCTCTGCTGGCTGGTACAGCTTCTGTAGGGTCGTGATCAGGCCTTGAAGGGCGTCCTTGTCGATGCCTGACGTCTGCTGCAACGTCTGCCGAAGTTGGAGGATCGTGGTGTTGACCTGCTGGACAGTAAAGCTGGGAAACTCGCCCTGCTCCGCAGCATCCAACACCTGGAACGTCCTGATCTCCTTGTTGATGCCGTCGGGCGGGTCCAGCTTCAGCTTGCGACGGTACTCACCGATCTGGTCGCCCAGGATCTTCAGCTGTTTGAGCTGGAAGTCAACGTCGCCTGAGTTGTCGCTCACCTTCGATTGACGCATCTCGTTGATGCCCTTGGTGAACAGCTCCAGGGTGATGACGACCTGTCCCACGTTGTCGAAGGTGAAGTTGCTGTTGACGATGCCGTAGGCCTCCCGCATCAGCAGGTTGTTGTTGATGTAGTCGAAGTACGGGTTCTTGCCGGGCCTGACAGGGGCACGCCAGCCGTACGTCAACCAGACGGTGACGCCGGTATAGACCCGAGGCCTGATCAAGTCGCTGATCTCGCTGAGCCGGGAGCGATCATGGAGCTTGATGGTCAGCTGTGCCTTCTTGTAGGAGTACATGCCGACAGCGGGCACTGAAGAGATGGTGCAGTGCTCCAGCGACATGAAGGGCCGAAACGGGTCGATGACAGGAGCGTACCGGGCACCGTTGGTCCCCACGCTGGTGTTGGGCTGCGGGTTGACCATTGTCTGCGGGCTGGTGAACATCTCCATGCCGACAAAGTCGAGCTCAGGAGAGTTGGTCGATCCTTGGACCTGGTGGCCCTCGATCATCGCCTTGTTGGCGCCGGCGCTGGCGTCAGGCCCCGACTTGTCGACGGCGCCCATCAGGAACTTCAGGGTGCCTGCGGTCTGCAGCAGAGGAGAAGGATCGCGGGTCACCTGGAACTCGACCTGCAGGTAGGGAACCAGCTGCGACAGGACGGTCGACGGCATGGAGTTGAGGAAGACCTCGGCCTTGCGGGTGTTGCGGGTCGACGGGTGAAAGAAAGGCGACCTGCTGAGGACGATCGTCGTGTCCAACGGGAGCTTGGGTTCGGGGTCTCCCTTGATCTGGAAGTCCTTGCCGATGATCTCCTGGATGCTAGAAACCTGGGCTGCGTTGCCCTTCGGGTCCTGGTATGTCTTCGCGGCCGTCGTCAGAGAGCCGAGGTCAAAGATCCCCTGGGTGCTGAAGACCTGGAGGAACTGGGACAGGTCAATGTTGCCGTCTTCAGACTTCGCCTGCAGGTCCTGCAGCTTGGTCTTCAGGTCAGCCGCCGTCAGCACCCCTCTGCCGCTGTTCTCCAGGACGCTGAGGAGCTGCGTCAGGGCAGAGTTGCCGATGACCGGGTCGTTGCCTAGGCTCAGCTGTTGGGTGCCCGCCAGGTCAGCGGGGGACAGCATGGTGAAGACGCCTTCGAGGGTGCTGAAGTCCACTGACATCCGTCACCCCACCAGCGCAGCCACGTCCGCCAGGGACGGCACCTGGATCTGTGTCCCCGGCGGGACCTGTAGGCCCCATCCCACGTTTGAGGCCGCGGCGAGCACCCACCAGTACTGGGCATCGCCGTAGAGTGCCCCTGCCAGGGTGTCCAACCTGTCTGCGCCGCGCAGGACGATCGTCTTGGTCTGCAGCGTCCCCGCAGCGATCGCCTTCTGGATCGCCTCACGGGCCCGGCCTGTCCCTGTCTGGACCCCGAAGTTGAGGACTGGCGTCCTAGCGTAGCGTGAGAATGCCATCTATCAAGCCTTGTTCGTGGAGAAGGTAGGCGCCTGGGGGCCCATCACCCCAACAGGGAAGACCGGCGCGCGGTTGTAGCCCATGTGGTCCAGGCCCGGGCTGATGTCGTGGATCGGGCTGAAGCCGATCGTCACCTTACACATCTTAGGGGCGATCCGCCCAGTGACAGTCGTCTCCCAGGTGACCTTGTCATACCAGTCGAAGTTCATCGTCTCGATGAAGCCTGCCAGCCCCTTGCCTGCCGTGTCCTTGAAGGACTTGGCGATGGCGTTCTTGCCTGGGTCGATGAAGCTCGCCAGCTCCTGGGCGAACGCCGTCCCGGCGCTCTGTGACGAGTTCTGCGCCAGCAGCGTCCGCTTGGTCTTGGCCGTCGGGACCAGGGCACCGGCCGGGATCGTGTACTGACCGCCGACCACGTAGGTCTGCGATAGGTCGCTGTTCTGGAACTGGTGACGGGCCTTGGCGATCGCCGCTGAGTAGGCTGAGGCAAACGCCGGATCGTCATTGATGTCGATGGTGCACACCACCCCGTCCAGGGTGTCAGGATCACGCTGGACTACCCGAGCCACGAAGAGGTTCGGGATCCCTGAGACGCTGGGATCGAAGGTCGGAGCAAACCCCACGTTCGACGTTCCGGGCAAGCCGATGTTGATGCTGACCCCGTTGTTGTCGAAGAGCGAGAAGCTGCCCGGGCCGATCAGGTAGGTGTTGCCCTGTGGGTTCGCTAGGTCATCAGCGACAGCACCTTGCAGGATCGCCAGCTGTCCCTGGTCAAAGCTGGTCCCGTCCTGGAACTGCTGGTCGTTGACCTTGAAGTCGCTGTTCCCCAGGCCGAAGAGGCGTGCCAGGGCGAACTGGGAGTAGTTGGACCTGAAGAGGTCGCCCAACCTGATCCTGATGAGGGGCGAGGCCCCTTGCAGCTGGCTGAAGGGTTGGGTGAAGGAGTACGTCCCGTCAGCGTCTTGCAGGGTGACGCCCTGGGTGTACTGCGGGTAGACGAGGGTCACCAGCTTGTTGAGCTTGATCCACATCTCATCGAAATCTGGAAGCGACGTGGCGACCACGTAGAACGACAGGCTGATCCTGCGCTCGGTGCCACGATAGATCCTGACGGGTTCGACCCGGCCGAAACCGTCGGACCGCTCATAGCCTGCCGTGAAGTCGTCCGTCAGGGAGGCCAGGAAGGCGTGAAACCCCAGCATCTCATTGGTCCTGAGGTCGTGGAAGTAGAAGGGCACGTACTCAGCCTCCAGGGAGGCCTCAAACTGGGCGGCGGTGTCGGGATCGATCCTGCCCATGTTCTCGGGCACCGTGACGGTGCTGTCGAGGTACGAAGGCTGGTCAGCGCCTGCCGTGACGCCGAGGCCTGTCGCCGCTGACGGGTCGAACTGGTCCATCGACAGCGCCGCTGCAGCACCCAGGATCTGGGATGGGATGAGCAGGTTGGCCCTTGACCTGTTGGATGCCCAGGCCAGCTTCAGGGTGCCCTGCAGCCTGTTC